AATGGACAATTTTTTTTATCTTTGATATCACCACAAGAGTGGAATAGAAAACACATAACATCAGTAAGATTAAATTCAGAACACAAATGGGTTTTAATAAGAGATACATCACAAGAGAAATGATAATTAATAAGTCTGATTCTGACTTAAAGAAATTATTTAATGCCGATGCATTTATCTTCGATATGTGGTCATCAAAGTTTTTCCAACTATATAAAGATGGGATGACCAAAGATGAAATATTATTGATGTTCCAAAATTGATTATAAAATAATTTTTAACTACTTTGTATAAAACTATAAACCATGAAGAAAAAAGAAGACAAACTATCAATTTTAGAGGGTAAACTAAGACAACCCATTCACATTTCCTACATTTCAAAGTATATCCTTAAGACAACTGTTGAAGAAACAAAAGAAATTCTAAAACAGGCTATTGAAGAAGGTATTATTGAGGAAAGTGGTTACGCTAAAGATTATTATGTTTTAAAAGGATTCAAAGTAAAATGAGTAAAGAGATGGTAAATCATCCTGACCACTACGGTGGTGAGGGAAATCCGTATGAGGTGATTAAGATTGCAGAAGCAACAGGGTTGGACCAAGATGCTTATCTGTTTAATGTATTAAAATATATTGTTAGGAGTGGAAAAAAAGATGGTAATCCTCCTGTACAAGATTTAAAGAAAGCGTTATTTTATTTAGACAGACGTATTAAAGTATTAGAAGATGGAGAAAAATAAGATTTATAATGGTGACAGCCGTAAAGTAATGACAGAGATGGACGAGAAGTCCATTGATTTGATTGTTACTAGTCCACCTTATGGTGTGGGAATCGACTACGATAGTTGGGATGATGATAAAGAGATTGCTGACTATATGGAGTTCACCAGAGAATGGTTAAGAGAAGCGTATAGAGTTTTAAAAGACGATGGACGTATCGCATTGAACATTCCATATGAGATTAACCGTCAGAGTAAGGGTGGTAGAATTTATTTCTCTGCTGAGGTTTGGATGATTATGAAAGAGATTGGTTTTGGTTTCTTTGGTATTGTTGACTTAGAAGAGAGTTCACCACATAGAAGTAAAACCACAGCGTGGGGAAGCTGGATGAGTCCATCAGCACCATACATTTACAATCCAAAAGAGTGTGTAATTTTAGCATACAAAAAGAAACACAAGAAAGATATTAAGGGTACACCACAATGGAAAGGTGAATACCAAATGGTTCCAAATGAAAAGATTGAAGGTGAGTTCAGAAAGAAATTAGTCTACGATGAAAAAGACAAAAAAGACTTTATGTCTTTGGTATTTGGACAATGGAACTACTTCGCTGACACACAACAAAAGACAAAAGCAACATTCTCAATGGATATTCCGTATAGAGCAATTAAGATTCTATCATTTAAAGAAGATGTTGTTCTGGACCCATTCAACGGCTCTGGAACCACTTGTTTGGCTGCCGAAATGTTGGGAAGACCATGGATTGGTGTTGACATTAGTCAGAAGTATTGTGAAGTTGCAAGAGAGAGAATTAAAGAGTATCAAATAAACCAACAACAGTTAGAAATTGTATTAGATGAACATTCAAAACATTAAAGTAATTGACTCAGATACTATTATAATAACAACGACAGATGGTAATATTATGTGGTTTGAAAAACATAAGTTGGAAGGACCACATCGAAGTTGGTATGATAATATATTGGCGGCAGCACAATCATTAGTGATTGAAACCTCTCGTAAATGAGGGGTTTTTTGTTTATCAGTATATTTATAATAAACGTTTTTAAATATGAAAAAAGTAATAAGATTAACAGAATCTCAACTTGAGAATATTATTCGTAAGGTCATTGCAGAACAAGAAAATTATCCCATCAGTGATGGACATAGAAAGGCTGCTGATGAATTATTAAGAAAGGGGCCAAAACCTACGGGTTCAGGTGAAAAGTATTGTTTCACTAAAGATTTTTTAACACAAGGAATTGCCAACTCAGGTTATGTAAATGTATCTGGTCACCCGACACGTTTCCTACATAAGATTGGGGAAGGAGATACTTTTAACAAATTTCAAAATAAATCGGACAGTGATTTACAAAAATTAAATCCTCTGTGTAAAGATTTAAAAGGGGAGGGTAATTTCAGAAAGGGATATATAATCCAATATACGACAGGACCATTTAGTAATTAATTATGAGAAGAGTTATTAAAGAATCAGGGTTAAGAAATATTAAAGCACTTGCTGATAGATACCCTAAAGCAAAAATATATTTTCACCAAGATTTGGATGGTGTTACTACCGCTTTGGCGATGAAAAACTATTTGGAAGATAATGGAATTAAAGTTGTTGATTCTGAAATAATTCAATACGGTGATAAGGAGTTTGCGATTAAAAAACAGGATGCTCAAGGAGACACAATGCCAGTGTTAGTTGACTTTGCTCACGGTAAACCAATGTTCGTAATACACACGGACCACCACGATTCACAGAGTGGTGTTGAAGGTGATACTGCAACATCGTTTAGACCATCACGTTCTAATGTTGCAACTCTATCACAAATTATGTCACCAAAAGAAATATTCCCAAGTGAGGACATTACATTAATATCAACGGTTGATTCGGCAGACTTTGCAAGATTTGGATTACAACCAAAAGATATTATGAATTTCATATTTCAAATCGATAAGAGCAAGGAATTACAACAAAACAAATTTGCCTTAGGGTTAGCAACAAATAAGTTATTGTTAGCTTATAAGAACAAACCTGGTTTCTTAGAAGAATTGGTTATGACTTCACAACCATCTCTATTAAACATTTATCAGAATATTAAAAGGATTGCAAATGAAAGAAACTTTGCAACACCTCAAGAGATGGACATCCATCAGAAGTCTTATGTTGAAGCACAAAAACAAAATCCAAATGTTAGATATGAAGATGGAATTATTATTCAGTACGGTGGAGGTTCCATGATGAAACCTGGTTCGTATGACCGATATACTCCATTTGAAAATAATCCTGAAGCTGACTTTTTAGTGATTGCTTGGCCAATGGGTTTGGTTCAAGCATCTTGTAATCCATTTAAAACAGAAAGAGAATTAAAAGGTGTAAACTTAGGGGAGATTGCACAGGAAGTTTTATCAAAATGGGAAGGACTATTAAAGGAAAAGATTATTCCACTTTCAACGATTAAGTGGGTTTCTGAAACAGCGTTAAAAGAAGGTTCAGTTGGTTTTACAAACGCTGACCTTGAAGCATTCTATGGTGATAAAATTCGTAGTATTGATGGTGGTGAAGAAAAGATGGAACAACTTAAACAAATTATGGATATTCCATCAACAGAATTGACTGAAGAACAATGGGCAGTTCTTGACCGTTTAGGCGTACCTGCTTGGGAGATGATTCAAGCAAACTCTGGTGGACATAAATGTATAACAAACATTTCAGCACTAAATTATTTTGGAAGAAGTAAAAGACCACCACAAGGAAAATACAAGTATAGTAAAGATAGTGGTGATGCACCATACGTGAAATTCGCTAAGATGATTCAAGCAGAATTTGTCAGGTTACTAAAAGAAAAGATTAATAAATCTAAATCAGAATAAAGAGAAGGAGACATTGTCTCCTTTTTTTATGCCTAACTCAGAACAAGTACCACCTGGTAATTCAACAACTCTGTTACCAAATCCGCAGTAACTGGTACAATCGCCACTCTCACATGGAGGACAGTTCTCATGAATTTCAGTAATTGTATTGTTATCTAACATAATAATATCCAAAGGTATAACACAGTTCTTCATCCAAAAACATTGGTTGTCTTTCTCAGGCATCACAAAGTACATACCATTAAAAGAATCATCAAATGTTTGGTGCATCATTCCCTTTTTTATTGATTCAGGTGACAATGCAAGTTTGACTTTGAAAATATTATCGTTTACAATTAACTTCATAAACATAAATATAACGTAATTAGAATTTAAGATGAACAGTTTACTTTACAACGCTTTGGTAGCAAAGTACGAATCAGACAAAGCACAAGCTTTGGCTACACTTGAAATTTACTTTAAAAATTCCGTAGGAATTGGTGAACACCCTCAACAAGTAGAAGAAATGGATAATATGGTTGAACTTTTGGCATCCGCCGAAGACAAACTTACGGCACTAAAAGACAACTTTAATGGTTCAGGAGAATACAAATATTAAAAAAATTCACTCAGGTACTTGACAGAAACGAATTTTTTTATACCTTTGTATAACCTTTTGAAAATTACGAGATATTTATATCTTACCCTACTGAAAAAAAAATCAGAAAAATTTTTAGAAGGTGTTTGACAAACTGAAAAACTTTTTGTAAGTTTGTTAAACAAAACAAAAAACGGTGAGAAATCACCAAACGTTCTTACACTTAAGAGAAATTTGGTTTAATATAACT